ACATAAAGTGTGATAAGCAACAGCTTCTGCGTGGTCATAACCAATGAATACTTTTATAGGTTCTTTCATTTTGGTTCTCCTATAAAAATAAATCCATAAGCCCTTTGCGAATAATTTACCATCGTAAAATATTCCCACAACTTAGATAACCACTTTGTATAATCCTGAACAATTAAATGAGCATTTCTACCATCTGGTAATTTCTTTAATGCTTCTGCTGTAGCAATAGTTAAAAAAACACTTTTCTTAGATAAGCCGTGCATATCATCTAAAACATCATCTAAACATTCTGGTTCAATATGTTCTAACACATCAATACAAACTAAAACATTAGCAGGTTTTGGTCTGTTAGAAAATTTTTCTATACAAGGGTCATAACTTTGTATTTTAAAAGGAAGAAGTCTTGCAAGTTCAGCTTTACCACAACCATAGTCAAGTACATCTTCATCATTAATAGCATTACACATAGCAAGAATGTCATTTGCGTAATATTGTGAAGTAACGCCATACTTTTGATTTGCTAAATGAAGTTTTCTATTAAGTTCTCTATATTCTTCAGTTATTAACATAACTTCTCCTCAAGGTCTTTTGCAACTTGTTCAATGATGGGAGTCCACCCATTTGTTTCTCGATATTGTTTTACTGAACCATACCAAGCCATTTGCTCGTCCTTGAGTCCATATCTCCACGCACATCTTTTTGGCGTTAAACACCAACACTCTTTACCTAAAGCCCCACTTATGTGGACAATAGATGTGTTAACCGAAATAACTAAATCACTAGCCTGAAGTGCTGCTGTTTGCCAATCCATGTCAGCAACAACATCTTCCCAATGATGAATATTAACACCATATTCTTCGTTAACCATTTTAACAACTTCTGGTGCATTTTCGGTATATTGTAAAGATACAAATTCACAATCTTTTTCAAGAATAGGCTTCCATTCTTTTAAACCGATTGATCTGAAATCCTTATTAGTTTTAGCAGTACCACCTTTCCAATGTATTACTACAATAGGTTTTTTTGTGTTAAGACGTTCTTTAATTTTACTTACAAGAAAATCATCTGCTTTTATATAAGGTTTCTTTGGAAAATCCTTTAACTTTTTTCGATACATTCCACCTAAAGAACCAATAGGTAAGCATGAATCAATCTTTTCTTTATTACACCAATCTAGTTCTTTCTCTTTCCTAGTACCAAAAACAGGTATATCAGGAAATGAATTTCTAAATATATTAACTAATCTAGGATGACAATCAAAAATAACATCTGCATCTTTTATTGCATCAGGTAAGATAGAAGCAAACATTGTTTCATCACCAATACCCTGTTCTCCATAAATAACAACAGTATGTCCTTTTTCCCCTTTCCATAGGGGAGTCTCCACATCCTTGTGGTAATTACGTCTTGTCCTGTGACCTGACTCTAAACCATAATCATAGCCTTTCCAACCCTCTGTCCACATACCTTTTTCTAAATATGCTAATCCTATATTCCAAGCAATTTGTTTGTGTTTTGGGTCTAGCTTTAATCCTTTTTTAAGTATTTCGATTGCTTTATCAGGTGTGCCATTATTAACATAACAACTAGCTACATTGTTATGTATATCTGCTGAGTCTGGTTTTAATTCCAATGATTTTTGAAAACATTTATCAGCTTTATCAACTAAACCTTGTTCGTGGTAACACCAACCAAGATTATTCCACGCTTCTGGAAAAGGCTTTCCTTTCATTGTTGTGGAAAGTTTTAAAAGATTTACAGCAGCACCAAAATTACCCCTTTTCATTTCGCAAGTGCCAATATAAAAAACTAAAGCACTACTATTGGGGTCATTGTTTAATAGATAGTGAAAACCACCTATTGCTTTTTCTAAGTCCTCTTCAATAAGAGAAACTGATTCATCAAATATTTCTTGTAATGTCATAACGTACCCTTAGGATTTATCGCTGAATATGAGAATTTTTTGTCACGCGCTAGTGCTTGTGACAATAATTAAGAAAAAAAAAGGGGACGATAACGCCCCCTTTCCATATAGCAAAAAGCTATTTAGCCCTCATACTTGTCCATTGTATATAAAACAGTTGTGTTTAATGCAATAGATGTCGTGGCAGTAGCTGGAGTTATGGTAACTTTTAAAGTTTCATAACCAGCAGTTACTGTTTGAGAAGCATCAACATCATAAGGAACACCCTTTGCTGCTCTTCCTACTGTAGTACAAGTAAGTTGAGAAGCTAAAGCTGATAGCGAACCTGTTGCGTTGGTAATACCAACGTCAGCAGGACAAGCACCAGAGCCAGGATATGTAGTCTTGTGAATAATATCAAGAATACTAGAACCTGATGGTATTTTACCCATTAAAAATGTTGTAGCTGATGCTTCAGTAGAAGTTCCTGATTGGTCGAAAGAGAAACTTATACTATTTACACCAGCGTGAACCGCCTTTGGCATCACACCAGAAGCGACAGCAGTACCAGTTTGTGTAGGCATACTTAGTCCCCCCTATTAGTGTGCAACGGCAAAAGATGATGAAGCGATAGTTCCGAAGTCTTTGCTATTAAAAATAGCTTTCTTCAATCCGCTTATACACCCAGCCGAAACGCCAAGTTGATTGTTATAGTCAAACAGTTCTTCAACCCAAGAATACTTACTTGGTGCATGACCCTGACCAAACGCTATGTGTCCAGCTTGTGCGCCACAGAAGATTGCTCTTCGTACACTTGCGTTTTCAGTTCCAGAGGTATGACCTTTTGGTACTCGACTTGATTCGTGAATAACTACGCCATTGTATTCGCCCATCGCACCAGTATAGATAGGAGAATCATACTTACCATGCCCTTGTACAGCAGCTTTTTGAATGTCAAGCCATTGACCTGTACTAGAACTGGTTCGTAAGTTAAATACTTGGAAAGGATGGAAGAACATAACGTACTTGTCTTCGCCTTTCAACTTGATTGGTCGAATCATAGGGTCTAGCGTTTTAGCTGCCTCTACTGCCGAATCAATCATGTTAATGGTTGCAACGCATGATGAACCTGTAGCAGAGATCGTGTCATCAGTTGTGGTGTTAACCCCAACGTGATGTTTATGATCTGAATCTGCTTCGGTTACCGAATTGTTGCCTGTGAACCTTGTGTCAGATTGAACAGTATTACCTGCCAACTGATTGAAAGCCCATGTGTCCATGCGGTCAGCCCACCAATCCTGAAGACCTAAACGAGCTTCTTCACGAACTGAGAATGGGATGCGCTGTTCTGACATCTTACCGCCTGAACGAACTGCGTGTCGCAGTTGATCAACCAATAAGTCATCAGTAAATGTAGTCAACGCTTCTTCATTACCCTCTAATGTTCCGTCACCTTGTATACCATTACCAGATAGCAACATACGGAGAATAACTCTTACGCGATCACCAGCACCTTTTGATGTGTCATCGTGCATTTGAATGACGTTATTGGAATCTTTACCAATAAACTTATACATCCAAGTAGCTTTAAGTGCTTCGTGAAAGAGTTTGCGTGACCATAGCTTAACCGCAGCAGGGTTGTTAACCCCATAACTTGTATTAGCCATTTACACATTTCCTTTTGTTAATTAAAGTTAGTTGTTTATCGCTTCATGCGAATACACACTATCGTGGTGTACAACGATTTCTCAACTTACGTCTTGAGAAGAAACGGAACACAGATACGCTGTGTGCGATTAGCCACCCATCATATTACGCCAGTTATCTCCTGATGTGAGTTTATCGAACTCAGCATCATTCATACCAGCGAGGTCAGATAGGCTTACTTGTCCTTTTGGTGTATCTCCCGATGTACCCAGACCCGTATTTTTAGCTACTTCTTTAACTTCCTTTAAAGTCTCTATTTCTGACTTCTCGGTAGTTTCTTTTCCTTTCTCATAACCTCTTGTTTTAGCGAGATTATAAAATACTTCAGCCCCATTCTTACCACGATTATTTGCATCTTGTGCAATATTCCAAGCATCGCGCTGGGCTAATTGATAGGATTGATTATCATCATATCCCATCGTTTTATACTCAGACATTCTTGAATCATAAAGATGCTTAACCGCATCAAAATAATCAGGAGTCTTTTCTGAAAATTCTTGTTCTACTTTTGAAAAATCACCATAGAACTGTTGTTGTGCTTGAGTTATTTGTGCCTGTTGTTCCGCTTGTGCTTTGAATCCCTTTATTTCATCGAGTTCAGTTTTAAGATACTCGGCAGGGTTATCTTCAAAGTCAGGTTTAGGTTCTTCAGGCTCTTTTGGTATCATAGATTCCTGAAACTTTTGGAATCTATCTTCCATCTTATTCATCTGGGCTTGTACTTCTTTCCTACGCTCACGTTCTTCGTGCATCGCATTAATAGCCCAATGCTTTTCTTTTTCGTCCTCTTTAACTTCTTCCTTTACTTCTTCTTTAACTTCTTCTGAAGTTTCTTGTACTTCTTCGGTAGCTTCGACTTTTGGAGTCTCTACTACTTCCTCTGCAACTTCATCTGGATTAAATTGCGCGTCTTCTTCGCGCATTTTATCCATCTCTGCATTTAACGCTTCTTCGTTTTCCATGTTTTCGTCCTCTGTGAACGCTTTCGGGTTACGCCCGACTCGCACTTACACTAAGGGTGTAAATCCTGTATTGTTTCTACTTCTGCTTGTGTTTCGATCCAAACTCTAGCACCACAAGGTAATGGTTTATGTGGGCTATGAACTACTTTGGATTCACCATGAATTATTGCTTCATGGCAGTATCTATTATCTTTATAAGTTTTAACTGTAAGCACAGGTTCATTAGTGCCATTCTTTGTATTAGCTTTAATCTTATGTTGATTAACGTGAATTATTGTTTTCATTTTATATTATAAAATTCTTTGTAATATTTGATCATTTCTTTTTTTGCTATTTCTTCATTTTTTGCCCAAGCATCCCATGCTTCTTTTGGTGCATTAATTCCACCCTTTGGGAAAGGTAAAACAGAATAATTGCTTGGTAAATCACTAGGTTTAGTTATTTTCCCCTTTGCAATTTCAGATGGTATTGACAATTCTGAAGAAAGAGGATTTAAATTTTTATTACCACCATAATGTTGTAAAACTTTTGGTTTTATTTTAGAAACATCTGCTATAATTTCATCTTGTGTAGATAATAATTGTTTGGCGTGTGCTGATGGGTTAGTAACTGTTTTCAAACCACTTATTTTTTCTTGACCTATGCCTAAATCTTTAATTTTCTTATTTACAGTTCTTTTTATATCTCCTGCAAATTCAGGCAAATATCCTTTAACATCGTTTATAGGCACATCATATCTTAAAATAGCAAAATCTTGTGGTACTGGGTTATCAGAAAGTGGATTTATTGTCTTCCCCTCTGTACTAAATTTAGTAAAATTTATATTTGCTTCTGGGGTTAGAGATGCAGATATTAAATCCTCATCTTTTAACTCACCTTTATAACGAACAGTTCTATATACAGGAACTGTATCTTTGTAGCCTAAGTTATTTAAAGCCTTAATGGTTCTATTTTTATTTTCTGGTGTTGATAATTTATCTGATAATAACTTTCTAGGAACTTTTGTTTGGTCAACAGTCCATGCTGTTAATAATTCATTAAAATTTAAGTTTTCTATTTTTGGTGCTTGTTTTGAAATAATACCTAATGGTATTGCCTTGTCAGTAACATGACCTTTCATTTTTTCAAATTTTCTTAAATCCTCTTCAGGAAATTTTGTACCCATTTTTTTCCAAAATGGTATTGATGCTTTTAGCGCACTATGTATTCTAAAATCATCATTAACAAAATCAGATTGCATCAAAGAATCAATAATTTTTTTCCCTGTACCTTTTCTTTTGTCTTTTACTTTTAATTCTACTAAACCAAGAAAATTATTTGTTTTATCATCTGTAAATACCTCAAACTCCCCTAATTGTTTACTTTTGTCTTTGGCATCAAACACTACATAACGTCTTCTGATTTCCCCTGCGCGTGAATTACCTGACGGAACACCACCAACAAAAATTAAATCATCATTTTCCATAGCATCGAAAAAATCGTTTGTCTGTCTTCTCATCGACAAATCCACTTTTGGTGCTTGTTTTGTTAAGTTAGGAGAAAGTGCTGAGTCTTTAGGTTTTATATTTAAACCAGTTATAGGTGTTCTAAATGGTTCGGGAACGTGTTTCCCTACAACTTCAGGTAGTTTCTCTTTAAAAGTTTTGCCTAGAAATTCTTCAGCTTTTAAAGCCGATCTACCTAAACCTTGTCCAGTAGGTAATAAAAACTCACTAGCAATCTCAGTACCTAGTTCAGTAGGATGTCCTGTTCTTTCGGGGACATTAAGTTTTTCTGCTAAATATTCACTTCCTAAAAATGGTTTTTCAGCACCTACAGCTAAATTAACCATGTCAACGGGGAAACCCATTACATTAGTTGGCATCCTTTGGAAACCTCTTAATGCGTGTGGGAGATTTTCTTTTACTGCATCCCAATAACTTGGTGGTCGTAGAGCAGTTGGGTTGTTAGGATTATAATTTTCCCAATCTTGGTATAATGCCCCTGCCATTTCTAGGCACTACTTGCTACTTTTTGTTTTAACTCTTTATCAATCTTAGAAAGATTTATTGCGTTTTTAACTTCACTATCTTCTGCCGTTGCGACTAATTTTAATATCTCAATTAATCTATCTCGATCATCTGATGTTAAGTTAATATTAGCTTTTTCTAATTCAGTCTGATTCTGCATTTGTGCTATAGCTTGTTTATTTTGCATAGCAGCCATTTGTTGTTGTTGTTTTGTTTTTAGAATTTGATTTTCATTCTTTAATTGATTAGCTTCAAATTGAAGACCCTGTAACTGCTGTTGTAATTGAGGAACATTAGCGGAGTTATCAATAATGTATTTCTTCCATATCTCCGATATACCCTCTGGTAGTGGGGAGAAGTCAAGAATATCAGGTGGTATTGGAACACCTGCTTGGATTAATTGTGGCAACATCTGACTCATGCTAGACCAAATCTCTGATTTAAGATTAGGTGATGATGGTGCGGTATCTACGATAACGTCATATTTGTGGACATCAAAGTCTTTAGTAAAAGGAACGTATTGTTCTTGTCCTCTTTCTAAATAACGTACCATTGTGTTAGATGGGATATATTTCGCCATAAATTTTAACAAGATACGCCCTTGTTGTTTTCTGTAATGTCTTAAAGAATTAGCTAAAGGTGCGAGGATAACTAATGCTGCTTTTTTCCTTTCCTGTTCTAAAACGCCAGATTGTTCTCTATCTGCCATTCCTAACATTTCAACATTCATACCCGAAACATCACGAATGGAAGCAATGGCAAAGTTCAACATCTTGTCTAAAGATGCTGGGTAATTTGACATTGTTCTTTCTTTAATCCTACCTGCCGCTAAAGCACCATCTTCTACTTCAATAATACCTGAGGAGTCTGACCATTTACTTTCTATATCAAAGGAATCATCAACCGCGGTCTTTTCATATATCAACCCACCTTTCGGATTAGTGTTGAATATGTGCATGATTTGACAGAAGAATTTATTAGCCCATCGTTGGGGGTCTTTCATTGCTCTGACAACACCATAGAAAAGATTTGTCTTTTCCTCTCTATGTGCGGTAAGGCACATATAAGACCAATCCTGAACTGGGGCATCTCCCTCTTCTAATAAAGTTTTTCCTGCTAAATACTTTTCTTTATAAACCCATCTTTGTTGTTTGACGTAAGGCATCCCCATTTCGTCAACACGTTTTTTAATTTTTTTAAATTTAGATTCAGAAAATTCTATAACACGCCCAGTTTCCTGATCGCCTACTCGATAATAAGATTCTCTTTCTTTATATTGGAAGTGAATGATTAAGGCTTTATCTTTTGAATCATCGAGGAATTTATTTATCTGATCGTTTTCATATTTCCAAGCATCAGTTGCATTGTGGGCTTCTTCAAATTCAGTCTCATCGCGATAAGTCAAGTCCTGAGTACCTAATTCTACGTCATCGCCCCATCTTTCTTTAATTTCCGAAATAGGCAACCATTTTTCTCTTAAATGCCATCTTCTATCGGTTAAATTCTTCTTTCTAGCTGATGTGTCCCACCTCATTTGCAATGGGGGGACACGCTCTATAATTATTTTCCCATTGGGGTCTTCATCATAATCTACTCTTGTCTCAGTCCAACCCATACCACAGGTTACTGCATCTTCATAGGCATCGCTTTCTTCATCTTCCGCATCACAATTATCACGAACATAAGCTGCGGAACGACTTAATACTTCATTTATTCCATTATCCTCTTGTGATCTTGGAATATATCTTAGCATTTGACGATTATTAACTTCACTTCCTTTAACTGAGTTAATAATAGGGGCTATTCTGTTAAAGGTTACGGCAGGTCTTCCCTCTTCTTCCAATTTAGCAATATCTTCTTCATGCCATTGGTCTCCGTCACGAAACATAAAGTCAGTTCTGGCTTCATCACGCCAATTACCTTGTGATCTGGCGGATTGTTTTCGTTTTTCTAAAATATCTTCTACTGAATATGGTTCTACATAGCCATCCATGCTCTTTTAGTTCCTTTTTTAATTTCGTATCTGTCTTTTTTCATTGGTATTTTAGCCTTTCTTCTTCCAACAGCCCCCGTTCTTACCGCATCACAGGGGTGAGAACTCCAATCATGGTGTGGTTTTTGTTTCCAAACCTTATTCGTTGGATCGTATTCTTTGTGATAATGTCTTAACGCTTCAATCAATCTCTGACATTTGTTTTTATCTATCCAACATTGTTTTAACATAGACCTAACTGCGTTAATTCCATCTTCGATAGATAATTTCCTAGCTACTTCAAAATTAATCCCTAATTGTCTTGCGGTTTCTAATCTCGACTTCCCCGTCCCCAATTCTTTAACTGATATATCGTGTGGGGCTATGTGATGTCGATAAACGTAGGGTTTTTCTCTTAAAAATTTAACGTAATAAGGCAACCCCTCGCCTGAAGTCTCGTAGTAATCAATAATTCTTATTTCATTGTAGTGTTCTTGTACGAATATAATTGCGGTTGAATCACCTATTCCTAAATCCCACCAAGTATCAACGGGTAGGTCGGGATCATAAGGGACTTCTTTAATACGAGTATCATCATCCGCTTCGTCCATTTGTTTAGCATAATAAGAACCTTGTAAGGGACTCTTAAAGGAACAAAAGAACTCTTGTTGGATTAATTCCTCGTCCATCCCAGCCCTTCTTTCCTCATCTATATCCTTATGACTCATTACACTCGTATCTTCTATAGTGAGTTTTGAGCAGTACCAATCGGGATTATTTTTAGCCATGTGATACATATCGTAACCATGATTCTTCCCTCTGGGTGTGTAAGGGAATAATGCCCAACCCTTATTTTCTCTTAGAATCGGTCTAATGTAATCCCAACCCTGTGGGTCTTGAATCGCATATTCTGAGAATACACAACCTACTGGATTTGTTCCTACTATGGAGTCGATATTATCAGAGCCAATTAATTGAAATAGTGAGCCATTTTTTAGGCGTATTTTCATTTCGGTATTATTTACAGCTTCGATAATTTCTTTAGGAAAGTGGTCTAGGAATCTGA